TGGGGGTAATGGTTTGGGCCGGATTTATAATTTCTTTGAACTACATCACATTGCCTGGTATCACTGAAGATAGAGAGGTTAAGGATATAACTTTTATTGCTTCGGTCTTTACAGGATGCCTAGCCAGTTTCAATATCACACCTGGTGGTAAAAAGAAAAAAGATGTGGGAGATGGAACTAAGGTAGCTTCATCAGGAGTAACTACACAAGTTTTACGTATCGAACAAGCTCCAATTAAAATAGTGACAGAGAGTACTGGTAAATGATATGTACAGTAACAGACCACGGAGGAACTGGGGAATCATAGCTGTAGTCTCACTTTTAGGGATATCTAATATCTCTATGATGAATACATTAGTTTCTCATAAATTAA